CAGCCAGGAGGTCTGCGTCTGGGGGTACTTCTGCGCTTCGAGCCAGCGGTTGTATGCGTCGGTTAGCTCGGCCTGACCCTGCTGCTGCTGCGACGCGCCGATAGTCTCCAGTGCCGCGGCCTTTTGCAAAGCTTGCTGAATCTCGGTACCAGAAAGTGTGCCAAGTTGCCCCGCGGCGCTGAGCCCCAAGTTTGCGGCGGCCTGTCGGTTGGCCAAATCTTGCTGCGCGGCGCCAAGGGCCTGTGTATACCCGGACTCGCGCAGGCCGGCCGCTGTCTTCGCGGCCAACTCTTGAGCCGCGCGGTTACCTTCTGCCTCAACCACACCGTGGCGAGACCCACCAAACGCTCCAGCGGCGCGGGCTTGACCGGCGATCGCTTGGTTTTGGATTAGGCGATTTCGCTCGATGTCACCCATAGCGGCGTCGATGACGCTCTGTGTGTACGGGCTCATGTATTGGCCGATGTTGCTCACTACCGACTGAGGCTGGTAGTTCATCGCGGCTTGCGTCCCTTGGATCGAGCCTTGCAGCGCTGCGGCCCCTGTGTCGCCTGTGGCCAGCTGGCGTGTCATGCCGTAAGCCGTCTGCGTGTCGGGGGTCAACCCCGCTACGGTCTGCCCCGTGTACGCGGTGTAGGGCGTATCGGCCACCGCTTTGGCGCGGCCGTAGATGTCGGTCACCGCCTCTTTTTGTAAGGGGTCGACTTTTGTCGACTGCGAGGTGCTGCTGCTTTTTCCCATGTTATTCAAGCTCCTTGGCCATCACTGTGTATTTCGGTGAATAGCCTTGCTGTTTCAAAAAGGTGCGCTCCCAGCCTCTTCGGCCGGCGAGAGTGACCGCTTTGCAGCCTTGCTCCCGTGCCCACTTCTCGATAAAAGGCGCCATCCGCTCTAGCTCTTCGATGTCGCCGCCCGCCAAGAAGTAATGCAGGTTTTTTCTCTGTGGATACTCTACGACTTGAGTGACAACCGCGCTTTTGTTGCCCGGCCAGAACTGCATGTGCCCCGCGGCCACCGCGGTCAACACGTCTTCAATTTCGTAGGACCCGTCATCGTATTCTAGCGCGGCCTTGAGATACCCCTCACACCGAGCGAAATCTACCATCCAGCGGGGAATTTCTTCTGTCACCTGGAACTCCCCGGGACCACCTCCGCCCGCAGCTCACCAAACGTGAACGGGCCGTCGGTCACGGCCTCCAGTTTCATCTCAACTTGCCGCGCGGTAAACCGCGTGTCCGCGTATCCGGAGGCCGCGTTGAAGTAGATCGGGCCCTCCGTCCGGTATGTGGCGGACATTGGCGTCTCTTTGAGTCCAAAGAACACGCGGGTGCAGGCGGCTAGATTCTCGCACCCGTCTGGGATCAGCTGCTGTACCTCAGCGAAGGTGTCGCCGTTGCCGACCTGCAGCGCTCCGGTCTTGGCGTATATCTTGCCGACGCGCGTCTTGCCCGAGTCGGTCCACCCATCCTCGTGCTGGTACAAAATCCCGTTTGGGCTCGCGGCTACGCAACGTGGCCAAATCCCACGATCGACCCACGTTGTGCGGGCCAGTTGGCCAAACGACCACCAGCCCTCGCGGTAGCTCCATATCACATATCGGTCGTTTTCAACACTATCGGCGCTCGGGTAAAACCACCAGATCTCACCGAAATCGTTGTTGTGGCCGGCGCACACCTTGGCCCCTTGCAACACGTTGAAGTCTCCAAACACGTAGTCTTGAACCTCGCACGGAATCGGCCGCACAGAGCCGTCATAGGTCCAAAACGAGCTCTCGCCCATCCACGCCACTTGGTCCCCAATCGAGCAGACCGCGTTGGGGCCAACCAGGCCATTTGCGTCGCCCAGCTTCTCGACTCCGTAAAAATAAGGGGCGCCGACGTAACGCATCAAGTGCACGCTGTACTCACCAAACACCAGGTTTTCTCCGCGAAACGGAACGCCCCGGATCAACTTGCCGGGCGTCGATACCGTCAAGTCCCCCGCGCTGTTCGTTGCACTAGGCACCCAGTCGTTGCGATCCTCTCTGCTAGACCACTTGATAAGTCGCGGGTCGCCGTCAGCGCCAACACAAACGACGTGCCTTTCGTCGGTCACAAACACCGCCGCGTTATCCAAAGGCGCGCCGGTTACGGGGGCGGCCTCTCCCCCAACGGAAGGGTCCCACTCGAACACGCGGCCGTCGGCCGTGCTGCAGGCCAACACGACCTGGCCAAAGTTATCAAAGCTCCACGTGGCCGCCTCGAGCACAATGCCGCTTTCAGAGCGCGCGGTGCCGTATGCCTCGGCCCCATAGGGGCCGGTGCCCCAGCCCAAACCAAAAAGGCTGTCTACGCGGCCCTGCGTGAGGTCCGCGGGGGTTACGTCGTACAGTGTGCCGCCGTCGTGAGCATATAGGCCGCTGGCGGTGCCAACCATAAGCCACCGGCTTTTTCTATTGTCTTCCCAGGCAACGCCGCCGCGGGGCGGCGCAGGAACGGCCTCTGGGATAAAGCGCTGCCAGCCGCCGACTGGGCGCATGCGCCCGTCACGCCACCGGATCAAGTTTGCGTCATACCAGCGGCCCTTTGCTTCAAGAGCGGTCCCGTTGCGCCAAACGCCCGGCGGTGGTTTGAGAGAAATTAACGGCATAGCTCACCTTTGTTTGTTCGATGCCTGATTTTAAGGCCAACGCTTACAGCTGCACCTGCGTCACTGACACCGTGGCGGCTGGCGCCCCGGGAGCAAAGGCCGTGGAGGCTACCGGAGCCACCGATACGCTTGTGTCGTTTGCAGCGAACGCCACCTCGACGTAATCGTAGGCCGCCAGCGGCAAAGGCTCGTTGATGGCCAGCGGTATGTAGCCGCCGTTTGTGTCGACAGTCACCAGCCGCGCCGTGTTGGCCACGTCGGCCCCGTTTTTGCGCAGCCAAGCCCACACAGTCTTGGCCGAAGAACTCGAGCTCGACAGCTGCAGACTTACGTCTATTTTGTACAGACCGGACTGTGGCACAACCAGGCGCGACGTAGGCGCGCCGATGGCCACCCCGTTGGAGATACTTATCGAGTCGAAGGTCAAGGTATACGGCGTGTCAACCGCGGCCGGGCTCTGACTTGTTGTCTTCGCAAAAGTCCCGTAGTATTTCTGCTGCTCAATCGTTGGCCGCACGAATATCTCGCCGGCCGTCTCATCGACGGACAGCACCGCCGCAACCGGGGTGCAGTTGTTCGGCGCCGTCGGCTTTGTGTTTGTGAACTTGCCCGCGTATGTCGGGCTGGCGTACAGCACGTCGCCCTCTGCCCAGGTCTCACCGACGTCAGCGCCGGTTGTGTCCAGATCGCGGACGTGCCCCCACACAGTGGCATACCCTTTGTTCCCGGTATCCGGCAGATCGTGGGTCATAACACCCAATACATAGAGACTGGGTATAGAACCGTCAGCGACATAAGGGGCTATAGACAAGGTCTTGTCTTCCCCAACGCCAGCAAAACAAACCACCGTACCGTTGGGCACCTCCACGCCGGTGTCGTTCTGCACTCGCGCGTACCACTCTTCGCCGATCTGCTGCAGCACCCCGTAGGCCAGCCCCAAAACCGCGGTCTCGTTGACGGGGTCCCAGCTTATGTCGCCAGGCCCGACAGCAGGAAGACCCTGTGGGTTCAACTTAAACCCAGAGGCCCGGTATGTGTAGGCTTTGTTGGCGGTCTCGGCGTCAAGGCGCGAAAAGTACAAGCGCAGCGCGCCCAAAAGCTGATCAAAATAGGCCTGGCTGTAACTCGCTGGCGCGGGGGCCAGCAACGGGGCGGTAAATTCTTCGAGAGCCACGCGTGCCCCTTATTTTGTTTTTGAGATTGCCGCGTACTTAGCGCGGCACTCGTCGAGGGCCACTTTCAGATAGGCTGCGTCGGCAGCGTACCCTGCAAGAAATCGTGCATCTGGCCCTGCCAGTCCCGCTCCGGTACAGCCTGCTCCAAGGGCGGCGGCTTCGGACACTGGGCGGTCGGGGTCCAGCCGAGTTTCGAAACGAACGCGCAGCCTGTCAAGAGTGCGCTGGTGCTCGCGAGCAATAGCAGCCTTTTCATTTACGTATGCCTTCCGTTGATTGTCTGCAAACTCTTGGAGTCTCGCCTGTTCTTGCGCCGCCGCCTGCAGGGCCTCGTTGTGGGCTTGTTCAAGCGACAGCCGAGCGGCCTGCCCGCCGACGTGGTGTCCATATAGGAAGGCCCCGGCAAAGGCCACTGCTGCCAAAGCGGCGGCGATAGGTTTAGTTGTGTTGACCATCTTGACCCCCCGTGCACAGCCTGTACTCCGCCTGACGGCGCTTTGTCAAACCGGCCAAAGGCTTGCCTTTGAATTTGTCCCAACGCAGGATCTCTTTGCAAGCCCCCGCGTAATCGTAGGCGTTCAACTTACGCACAAGTGTCGATCCGCAGAACGCGCCGGTCCCTATGTTATACGAAAGGCTGAGAAAAGCGTCGTATTCGTGTTGATACAGCGGCACCCTTATGCAAGCCCGAAGCCGCAGCTCCATGGCGCTGAGGTCCTCGTAGGCCCGTTGAAGTGCCCTAACCGGGGTCGTGGTGTCGCCCATCTTGACACCGCCTGTCGTTCCAAAACCGACGGTCGGTACATCGCCAGGGACAGGAATGATTGCTTTGTCTGAGTACCCTTCATGAACCAAAAGCGCCACGATCAACGCAGCGCTCGCGCCCAACGTAGGAACAGACAGCCTAAGTTTCATCTCGAAGGTCTTTCAGGCGTTCCAAGTGTTCAAGGTTTTCTCTTTTGTCTTGGCGCCATTTGAAAAAGATGTTCACGCACAAACCAAGCACACCAAGCACAATACCCACCAGAACACCAAATTCTGAGGATAAAGCCCAGGACACAACCGTAGTCCCAGCGCCTATGTTTGTCGCTTTGCTTCCAGCGGCGGCTAGGGCCGTGTCAACGGCGAGTTGATGGCTGTCGTGGTTCACAAATCAACCTTTCGGAAAACGAGATTTGATTTCAGCAATTTTGGCGCGCCATTCTTCCATCGTACCCTCGCCACGTTGTGCTTTAAAGAACAACGGATCAGATTCAGTTTGATATGCCTCTTGCCGTTGACGATCCTTACGCAAAGCAAGTTCAATAAGTTCTTGCTCAGTCATTGGTCTAACACGCCAAGCAGTTACCCATGTGCTATCAGCAAGTTGTAAATAACCAGCGTCCTCAACCACTTCTTTTTCCCCGTGTTCTGGAGCGCTTGTTTGGGTTACTGGGTACACACCGTACTCAGCAAGGGTTTGCAAAGAAGGCTCTTGAGGAAAAGACACCTGTGCGTTATCTAGGCGAAGTTGCCCGATTGAGTAAGGTTCTGGCTTTCCGTTTGTCAATTTGATGTACATAGTGTTCCCTTATGCAAAAGATACGCCAACAGTCCTGGAGGTAGCGGATACTCCAAGGTTAAGACCTACCGTGCTCGCAAGCTGTGATAGACCAAGCCTACTTATAAGAGCGGCCGCCATTTGTTGATCACTAGCGAACAAATCGGCCACCTCCGTGGCGTTTGTGAAAGTGATGTTTCGATCAGTAGCGTTTGAAAAACCAACGTACACTAAAGTAAACCCGTTTGCTGGGGTGGTAACCGCCAAGCTCGGAGTACTACTAGGAGAGGCGGTGGTAACCACTTGTGTTGGCGCTGCGCCTTTATTTGGCCTTGCGTTTACTCTGAAGACGACAATAGTGCAGTGAGTTATCGTTGTGCTTGATGTGACAGTTACCGTAACACTAGTTCCAACCGGAACAACTGCATACGCGGTTGCGTAGTTATTATTACCGTCGTAAATCGCCGTTAACGTTGCCGCCACCCCACCAATCGTAACACTAGACACAGAAGCGGATGCGCCTTGACGTATAAGTATCATCACTTCTCTATTTAAAGAAGCTGCTCCAACCGCTACATTAGAAAAGGTCACAGTGGTTGTGGAAAGACCGGCTTGAGTATAGCCCCCTGTGTAGGCAACCGCATAAACGGTATCGTTTGGTATCCCAGACGACGCGGCTCTTAGCTTAGTATTCAGCATCAAGCATCCCCTACTCGTGCCCCAAACAAGGTAGAGCCGACCTTCCAAAGAACAATAGCTGTGTATCCAGAAGTGTTCAGTGTAGGGGCAACACCTCCGTTTGTTTTCCAAGTAACAGACGGCCAAGTAATTGTGTATGCGGAACCGTCGTCAACCAACAGAGTCATAGACTGACCTGCGGCAAAGCTAGAGGCCGTTGGGCTTCTGTTTGCTCCTAGAGTCCACAACTGGATAGTTCCGTTTGCAGGGTTTAGGTCAACAGTGCCATCCGTAATCGTGAATACTTCTTCAGTATAGTTCCCATCAATGACAACATTTGTTACGGTTTTGTTCGTCAGAGTTTGTGTCGCCGTTGTGCTTACAGCCGTTCCCGTACCAGTTGCATTGGTCGCGTTGGTGGCGCTTCCGGCTGTGTCTGCGTAGCTGGCTGAATCGGCGGTTGCCGCGTTTCCGCTGATGTCTATGCCCCACGTGCCGGTCGCCCCGGATCCGCTCGTCGACGGAACGTCAAGGTTTGTTCGGGCAGAGGCGGCCGTGCCGGCTCCAGTACCGCCGGCAGAAAGGGCCAGCGCGCCAGAAGGGAACAACGCATCGAGATCGTCGATGTTGTCGTTGAGCTTTACACCCCACGTATCCGTAGAGGCCCCGACCTCGGGTTTCACGAGGTTCAGGTTTGGTGTGTAGGTATCGGCCATCTTCTCAAATCCTCAAATAGGTACGCCCGTCGGTCCAAGCGTCTGCCACGTCTTTGTAGCCGGCGGAACAGCGATCCACTCGTCTGCAACAACCTCAACTCCGGACCACAATATCGCCCCGGAAGCCGGAGCCGCGCCGCTTACGCTTGACGCGATAACCGCCCGCCAAACGCCGCGCAAAGAGGCCACA